CCGCTGTCGTCGATGCTGACGTCACCGTCAGCCGGGTCCATACTGAAGTCCACGCCCACGGACAGCCCCGAGTACAGGCCGTGTTCCGCGTCGTACAGCAGTTGGTCCCGCTCCCACTTGGCCGGCGACCCTTCCGGCGCATCGAGCACCGCGAGCTCCACCACCGGGCCGTCCGCGGAGTCCTTCACCGACCGGTGGAAACCGACCGGGGTCATGTGGTCCTTCAGGTGCGCCATCCGCTCCGGTGCCGAATACTCCAGCGACCCGGGCATGAACCTCATCTTCAGGCCGTACTTCGTCGTGTTGACGTTGTACGGGACCGCAAGGCCGGTGATAGTCCGGCCCGCGGCGTCCACCTTCGGTGCCGGCGGAGGCTCCGCGAAATCCGTGGCGCTGAACCGGTAGGCCGCGTCTCCGGCGTCGAACCGGGCCGCGGCCCGGCCGCCGGCCGCGATCCCCAACGGTGCCGATGTTTCACGTGAAACAGCCGGGGCCGGCCCGGACAACCCGGCCCACCCGCGGATCTCGTCTGCGTCCGTCACGCCCATCCCCTTCAGCGCCGCCCAGTATGCGGCCTGTTCCGCCGGTGAACTCTTCAGGTAGTCGGTCAGGTCGAACCGGGACGCGTACCCACGCTTCGTCACGTCACCCATCGACAGCCGGTCCGTTATCGCACTCATGTACGGCGCGTACGTCCGGTTGATCTTGTCTTGCTTTTTGTCGACGGAGTTGAAGTACGTCCGCGACGTCACCGCCACCCCAAGGTCTTCCGGGTCCACCCCGGCCCCGTTCGCGATCGCCAGGTGAGCCTGTTGGCGGAGCTCGACCAGGGTGAGATCCCGCGGCGACGGGGCTGTCACGTCGGCACGCTTGACCGTGGAGGGGATCCACCCGAACGGCCGGGACTGCCGCATCGCCCCGTACTCCGCCAGGAAATCATCGATCTTCTCGTCCGACAGCGGGTCGGTGTCCAGGTCATCCGCGTCGGTGAAGAACTCCCGCAGCGCCGGGTTGCTCGCGTACATCTCCGTCAGGTTGTCGAGCAGCCCGCAGATCCGGATCGCCCGTGCCTGCGCCGTGAGCAGCCCGGGATTCGGGGAGTCGAAACGGATCATGTCCGCGGCCGGCCATTCGACCCACCCGCGGCCGTCGCCAAAGTCGACCCACACGTACCGGTGCGGCCGCAGCGGGTCCGACGTCTTCCGGTTGTGGGGCGTGTCGAGCCGCACCCGGCCCGGGTCGATCCGCTTGACGGACACCGGGTAACCCTCAAAGTCCCGGCCGGTCACCTGCCACCATGCGACCTGATCGAACAGCAGGTCTTCGATGGTCATCGCCATGTGCCGGACGTTCGGCACGTCCGGGTCGAACTGCCGGAACAGCGGCGACTCCACCGTGTTCAGCCCCAGGTACAGCCGCAACGGGAGGGTCGCGATCGAGCACAGCTCGTTGCGGGCCCGGAGCACCGCGGCGACCTGCAACGCGGACGTCCGGGTCACCGACGTCCCGTCACGCATCGCCGCGATGACCCGGTCCACCGGCCGCGGGGCGGAGTCGAACACGTGCAGCGGTTCCAGATCCAGCGTCATCCGTGGGGGCGCGACAGCACTGGCCACCCGGTCCACCGCTGCACGCATCCATCCCCACATGATCGGGAGTGTACGGCCCTGCGGCCTGCTACGGCCTCAGCCGGGCGGACCAGCGTGTACCCGTGTCGATCTCACCCGGACCACCGGCATGGTCCGCGCTAGGTACACCGCCCCGGCCGCGGCGTACGCAGCATCGGCATGCGCCCCGTCCGGACGGGCGAACACCCACCCGCCGCCGGCCGCCATCCGCTCCGCCCCGGTCACGTGATCCGTAAGCAGAGGGTCGTCCGAACGGGCCAGGGTGCGCCCGGTCACTTCCTTCGCGAAGCCCATGACCACGGCCGGGGTGTCGCCGCGGATCTCTTCGACCGCGGTCCCGCGGAGCACCACGGACCGCAGCCGGGATGCCATCGCCGCGGCCGGGCCGGCCGGGAACCACCCGGCGGACCGCGGCCGGACCTTCCGGAGCAACCCCGGCCAGTCGCGCTCCGCCTCAGAGAGCGCCGTCGGTCCGGACCATGCGGCGACCAGCTCCACCCGGACCCGGTCGTCCTCCATCACCTGAGCGGCCGCGGCCGTGACGTGCGTGCCGTCCGGTGACGCGTCGATGCACAGCGCGATCCGCTTACGCTCCGGCTGCAGCGGCCCCGGGTCCAGGGTCTTATCCCACGCCGGGCCGGACACCGCCGGCCGGAGCACCTTGACCCGGATACACATGCGCTCCGTCTTGAACCCGTTCAGTGCCTCCCCGCCCAGCCGCTTCGCCCGCCGGGCCCCGGCCAGCAGCACTTCTAGATCCAGGCCGTGACCCACCCGCGGGTTGGCCTGCAGCAACGCGTCCACGTCTTCAGGGTCCGCGTCGTCCGGGGCGGACCATTCGAGCAGCCCTAGCCGCTGGTCACCCTCACCAGTTTCGATGAAGTCCCGGGCCGAGTCCTGAAGATCGTTCAGCACCACGGACCGCGAGTCGCCCGCGTTGGACAGCGCCCAGATCTGCGCGTCCGGCGGCGAGCAGGCCGGCTCGAATGCCTCCCACGCTTCGTACGTGCGGTGCATCCGGAGCTCGTCCGCGATGCCCCGGTTAACCGTCAGGGACCGGCCGCCTTCCGCGTTGCTCGCTGCGATGAGGTACCGGTCCCCCGCGTGCGTCCAGGACTCTGTCTCGCCGTTCGTCATCCGGAACCACTTGCGTCCCGGCTCGTGGTGGCTGTGCAGCGACGGGGTGCGGCGGACCAGGTTGACCGCCTTCAGCCAGGACTCCTTCGCGTACTGCAGCTTCGTCGACGTGCCGAGGATCAGCGGCACCCGCTGGCGGAACTGCCACCACACGGACAGCCCCACAGGGAGCTCCGTCTTGCCGTTTTGCCGGGCCACGATGACCAGCAGGATCCGAAACCGCGGCCGGCCGTCCTCGAGCAACTCCCCGCCGTGGATAGCGGCGAAGCGCTGCCAGGGCAGCATCGGGTGGCCGATCTCATCCATGTAATCCAGGTACTCAAACCCGTAGGACGTCTCCGGGGTGAGCTCGCGGAGGGGCGGTGTCCACACCCGCGGCGTGGCCCGGCCGAGCACCGGGCCGGACTCGGGAAGACCCGGGCGGGCCAGGTCGAGAATCGTCACGATCCGTGACCATCCGGATCAACGGGGAGAGGGATGCGGGACAGGGCGGGGTGTCCAGGGGGTGGGCCCGCGGAAAAAACCGCGGTCGTTTCACGTGAAACGGAATCGACCGACGTCGATCGGACGGGTACATGATCGACTAGGTCCGGTGGCACCGGGGCATCGTTCACCGTGCAGTGCCAGTGCTCGCCCTCGTGGGCGTCGGCCCGGCGACACCGCCCCCGGCAATCGGCCAGGTCTGCACAGCGGACGTCCGCACGCCACGCCCGGACCGCGGCCGGCAGCGCGAGCAGCAGGAGCAGCAGCGTCGACAGGTTGACGCACCCCGAGTTGTGGTAGTCCCGGTCCTCACGCATCGCGTGCCTCCATACCCCTCGTGATGATCGTGTCCATCTGGCTCTCGATGGCGCGCAACCGGGGGCACTTAGCCCGGTGCTCCAGGTCGGCAGGCGGACACGTGCAGGCTGGCCCCGGATCAGGCACGTAGCGCCCGCACTCAGCGCACATGTTCGGCACCATCGGTGAGGGCACGTGCACGTGCGGCCCGCCGTGTACCTGCGTCACGTGGTCGAGCGCGCGTTCGTTCAGCATCGGCAGCGTGTCCATCGGGTTGATCCCTACGCGCCACGTACGCACGCAGTCGGGGTCTGAGCAGTACATGATCAGGGTCTGCGTGGTGTGCATGATCCCGAACTTGATCATGTCCAGCGGGTCATCGGCTTGCATGGTGGATCCCCCTTCATTGTCGGTTCCCCCGTCTTCAGATTGCATGGTGCGCACGCCGCCTGTAGATGGGCCAGGTTGTCAGCCCTGCAGCCGGCGCACTTCGCCTTGCCGTGCATGTGGTGGACGTGGCCACCCCGCAAGAGCGCATCGACACGACAGATGCCCGGCAGCGCGAGTTGGCACCGGTAGCCGTCCCGGGCCAGCACGAGCCGCCGGATACGCCGCCACCGGCGGGTAGAGCCGCCGGCCCACCCCTCACTCACGTTCGCCGCAGCGCATACAGACGAGCCCGCCCTGGCCATCATCACGCCAGATGTGCTCACACATGATCTTGGCCCCTTCCTGTCGATGCCGATTTTCAGAGAGCTAGACAAAGAACCGCAGGCACGTGCGGCGAATGTGAAAGTCACTCAGAAACACACTGCTTGACATGTGGTCATTAGTCGTGTAATTACGCGGGTAGGCCGAGTTGAAACGAAACCCACTTTTCCACTTGACCCCCTAAACACGCAGGTCAGGCAGGGTGTCAGAAATCCACTGGGGGTCGGAAGTGGGTTCCGGATCGGCCGGGGCCACGATGCCCGGAAGCCGGAAACCGGTGAACCCGTCGTAGCCGTCGCGCTTGACGAAACGCACCCCCGGGACCTGCTTCAGATCGGCGTAAAAGCTGCGCTTCGTCTGCCTGGACCCCTCTGCCCACAGCCACGGCTTGGCCGCCGTCCACACCGCCACGGTCGGCGTCCAGTGGTCGTCATGCGGCACCGGGTAGGCGCACACGTCGTACAGCCACCGCAGGGCCACGTTCGACCCCTCAGCGAACCTGCGGTTAGCCGCGTCGCGCGCTTCGCCGTGCGTGAACTCCCCGCGGGCCATCAGGCCCCGCAGCGCCAGGATCGCCTTCAGGGCGATGCCCGACAACGACGCCGGGTTGGTCAGCCGGCGCTTGAGGCCGGTGTCCGGCACGGCCGGGGTGTTCGGGAAGCTCACCAGCTCGAAACGGCGCGTCCACCCGCGGGACGAATCGGAGCTACCCGGGATGTCATTGGCCGAGAACACCATTTTGCACCACGGCTTGAAATGGAAAGGATCTTGCCCTTTCCGCTCACCCATGACCGTATCCTCGCCCGTTATTTCCTTGATCCGGGACGTGTTTTCGACGTATGTCGCATCGATGTCCCCGCATACGTTCGCGAGCTTCCCGAACAATTCCGCCGTGACGAACCGGTTATCACTGAAGTCGTGCAGCGGCACCGATGTGCAGTTGTCCTCACCCAGCAGCGCCTTGATCACTTCGAGTAGCACACCCTTCCCGTTGCCACCGTTGCCGATGAGCATGATGGCCCGCTGCAGGGGGTTGCCGGCCATCATCAGATAGCCGAGGATCTCCCACACGCGCGGTATGTCGTCTGGGGCAACCGCCCACGCCAGGAACGCATCGAAGTCCGGACAGGTGGCCCCGCGTCGGTAGGCCACCGGTAGCTGCACAGTGGACCGGTACCGCTGATCGTGCGGCACCAGATCGGGGGCCACCACGGCATCCCAGTCGACCATCCCGTTCGCCACGTTGATCCACTTACGGTTCGGCTCGATGTCGATCCGGTCCAATTCCGCCCGCAGCACATCGCGCACGGTCTGCCCGTGACCGGGCCGGTAATCGTCCGCCAGGGTCCGCACGATCCGCGTATGCAACAGATCCTCGTCGGAGCGCCACACACCATTGCGATACACCCAGAACGTGCGATCCACACCCCACAGAATCGGGCCCAACTCGCGGACGTCATTCGCGACCACATAGGCGCGCATGCCGTCGCGCCGGTGGAAGTATTTCGGGTTGCTCACCGCGGCATCACCGACAGCGCGACGTACACCAGCACCAGCAGCGAGGCCACGCCGCCGCCGGCGAGCACCACGGCCCACCACGGGACGTCGGCCCCGCTCTCATGCCAGGACAGCTCAGGCACCCAGAGATCCGGGTGGTCGTTCCGGTAGTGCCTGACCATGTCGTTCGTCGTCGCGCAGCAGCGCGCACAGCGCATCTCACTCATGCGAATCCCCCTCTTCTTCAGGCACCGCATAATGGCCCTTATGGTGTAACTCACCGTATGTGTCCGCTAGGTAACGGTCTAAGGCCCGGGACACCCGGGCACGCTCTCTCGCCCGGTACGCCGCACGGCGCGCGTCCCGAGCCGGGTCAGGCGGGATCGGCACGACGCGCGGCGGATCCCCCGCGGCAATCACTCACCCGGCGGCCGGCATACCGGGCAGTCCAGGCACTGCACACCGCGCCGTCCGAATCGGCCCCCGTGCGGGTGGATCCCGTGCGCCGGGCACGGGGGTGCCACCAGCCAACCCCGGTCCCGTAGCCGCTTCGCGATGCGCTGATCTACCGTCCGCATACGCGCTTCTGTCGCCGCTTTCGTCTTCATGGGCCAGACGCTAGCACGGTTGACGTTTTCGTCAATCGTGTGCGATGGTCTGCGGCATGCCCAAGGAAACAGCGGCCCAGCGCCGCACACGGATCAGCATGCTTTTGGCCGACTACGACGCCAAGTCCCGCGAGCTCCGCAAGCTCACCAAGCAGGTCGACGAACTCAAGACGGAGATCCGCGAGACTGTTCCCGCCGGCCCGTACGGGGAGTGGGTCCGCTCGGAAGGCACCCCGCGGGAGATCCTCGACCAGCCGGCCGCCCGGAAGGCACTCACGGACGCCGGGATCCCGGTCCCGATGAAGATGACCGACGCGCCTGTGATCGTCACCCCGGCGGCCGCCAGATGACGACCCCGATGACCAACGAGCCGCACGGCCGCGCAATGCGCATCGCCGCGATCCACGCGTTTGCGGATTGGCTGGCCGACCACCCGAACGTGCCGATCCCTACCAGCGTTATCGGGACGTTCCACGTGGACGAGCGCACCGAGATCGACGAGTGGACACGGGTGGCCAGCGTGCTGTCCGTCCTGCACGCCATCGGCGCCCCGCCCACGGAGGGGGACCGGACCGTGCAGGGCGATTTGCAGATTGCGAGCACCGCGGCCCACGGCATCGACATCATGTATCGGGCGGCCGCACACAAAGACCGGCGGCCGGATCGTCGGTACGTCACCAGAGAGGCAGGCCGATGATGCAGATCAACGGCAAGATCACGACCCGGTTGCTCGCGCTGCTGAAGGCCGGGAAACTCGACCAGTCCGCGATCCACCCCG